GTGTGTAGTGATACATATAATGAACCTGCTGTTGCTGAGTTCTGTAGTCCACCAGCGTCACCGATACCTGCAAAGTCTGTGTTATTAAATATAAGAGCTAAAAATGCTGTTTCTGCTGCGTTACTCTTGCTCATTATTTGCCTTTCTTAAAATGCTTGGTCTATACGACCAAATGTTAGTATTGCTCGATCTGTCCACGCATCCGTGTAACTCGTCACCGTAGCGTTGTTCGTTACAGTGGCGTATGACACCAATGTGTCCGTGACGCTTTTAATCATCCAGTCGCCTGTTGAATAGTGAGTGTTGCCGTAGTAGCTTGTTGTGCCCTCCTCGATGTCATAAACGTAAAAATCTCTAGGGTCTGAACCCGCGCTTGTCGTCACCGGCAACGCCCCATTAACTAGGAACGGTGCTATAGAACTAGAACCACTCGAACCGCCCGTAGGTAGTTCCTGTAGTAGTTTGTTAGTCCTTTTCTGTTCAGCTAGTTGATCGCCAAGAACCTTTGTATAGTCCTTTGGCATAGGAATGATTATCGTTTTCACTGCTGCTAAGAATGATTTCTTAATGTCGTCAGTGAGGGGTTTTAAATCAGGTGCATCTACATGTATGTCAGGTGCTTCATAGTTGACTACAGGAGCTTCTGCGATAAGCTTCTGTGCCTTGATTGCGCCCATGACTTCTTTAGTAGCTGTGAGTAGTTCTTTGAAAGAACTAGAGTAGTCTTTTTGTTCAGGGAATATTATGTCGCGCTGTTCTTTGGGTATTGCTTTTAATTCGGTGACTGCCTCGTTAATAGCATCGACTACAGGGCTAACATCTGCGTTTTCGTGCGTCTTAAGTTCCTGTACAACATCTAGTAATAGCTTGCCTAGCGACTCCATGTCGTCGGAGGTTGCATAGTCTTTAAGCTGATTCATTACTACTGTTTTAGTAGTGTGACCTTCTATGAACTTGGCAAGTGATTGAATGGATTTGACGAACACTTCTTGCATACGCAAATCTGCCAGTTCCCTTTTAGTAGTTTCTACCTCGTGGCTGGCTTTATCCGCGTTTGCGCTGTTGGTCTGCTTTAGACCTTGAAGTGCTTTGTCAAATTCCATACTATCTGTAAGATACCGATATTTTACTTGCTGCTGCGGTGACAATAGTTAGGCCTGTGTTGAATGCAACATCGAATACGAAAGTCTGTTCTGCAACAGAAGCCTTTAGTACTGCGATGATTGTTCCTGCTGCTGACGTGTTGTCATACACAGTGATTGCACCTGCTGCGGTTTCGCTAACAGTAATGCTTCCTAGTTGACCGTGTCCGCTTTTAAGGACTGTCGTTGTAGCAGTTGCTATATAAGCGTTTGAGTAGGGTGTAGCTATCATGTTTATTCCTTCTTAGTTGCCCCCCTATTGCCGCAGTATTCTGCCGTCTTTTCGGTATACTGTCTTGGCGCGTAGGGACGTGGTTTATTTAAGCTTCAAATGTGAATGCGCCGCGTGCTTTGACAATTGCCCAGCCGTTTGCGTCGCCATATTCTAGTTCAATGAAGCTGCCTGCTGGCTGGTTTGTGAAGATAACGTCTTTGTTATCTGCACCAGCGCCTGAGCTAGCTGCACCAGCGCCTGCAATGAGGTCTGATGCGTTTGGACTGATTGTTACTGTGATACCAGGCTTGCCAACCATTACCAAATAGCGGTGCATTGTTGCAACTGCTGGTAGGGTTAGTGTGCAAGTAGCAGTAACATTTACTGCCTTACCACTGTGTGTAGTAAGTGCAAGTGTCGTGTTGGTAGCAACATCGACAGATTCTAGGTGTCCGTAACCAAATACGTTTACTGACATGTTTATTAACCTTTCTTGACTAGTTCAGCATCTTTGTCGGCCTCTTTTTGAGCCTTAGCTTTCGCCTTGGCTTTGTCGGCTTCTCGTTCAGCTTCCCTACGTTCTGCTTCCTTGACGGCTTCAAGTTCTGCTTCTTCGATAAACTTGACCTTTTCGATCTTCTGTCTATCTTTTAAGCGTCGTTCTTCCATACGGAAGCGAACCATAGTTGCTGCTGCTGCTTGAGTTTCTAGTCGTTCTTTTTTACTTAGTGCCATTTACTTAATTTCCTTTCGGGTTATTAAGCTGTCTTGTGTATACCGATGCAACCAGTTAGGTTTGTGTCTACGAATGCGTCGTAGCGGTGGCGGTACTCAATTAGGTAGCCGCTCTTGCCTGGAGGGTTGTCATGAACTTTGTAATCTACAAGTTTTTCAGGTGCGACACATACGCTTGGGTGACTGATGATTAGGTCAGTGTTAGCAGGCATACGGTTGCTTGGAACTACGACGATTTCTACACCGTCAAGTTTGCCAATAGAACCTTTTTTGCGGTCAGCAAGTCCAGTATCGCTAGAGTCAAATGTTGTAGTCTGCTTCAATTTGTTGTAGTAAGCAGGAGTCATAGCTGCGATGCGGCCTTCTTCAGGTGCTTCGTTGTCAGTTATGTCAGCATTGATGTCTGCAAAGTTGGTGTATGCGTTTGAGCTTGATGTAGCAGCGTCAGCAACGATGTCGTCGCGGTTGTCTAGCTCACCAGCTGTTACGATAGTTTGGAAAATGTAGGTGTCAATTTCAGGGACCATTTTGTTCTTAGTAACTTGTGCAAGGTACTTAGCAGGTCGCTTGATGCCTAATTTGTCCTGTACTGACTTCTTGTCGATTGTCTTTGTCCATGCACGGTCACGTGACAGCGTGAATGTTTGTTCGGTGTCTTCTACTTCAGTAGGTTCGCCGTATGCGCCAGTCGCTACGTTAGGGTTATAGTTGCCAACTGTAGGGTCTGTTAGTGTGGTAACAACGATAGTGTCAACACCTTCCCAGCTCCAGTCTTGGTTCGTAAACTTAGACGATTTGCGGCGGGCTACAAGAAGGTCTGATGTTGCCTTCTCGTATTTGGTTGCGTAATTTACAGCCATTTTAGTTAGTGCCTTTCTTTAAGGCTCTACCAACGGTCAGCTTCCTCTGTGAAGGCGGCCATGTCGTCATCGACAGGCTTTTCTTTTGGTGTTCGAGTTGGCCTTGGGATAGTGCGCGATTGCGCGGCTACCTTTTTCTTTGTTTGCTCCCTCGCACCAATACTTCGGAACTGACTGATAGAGTCCATTTCTTCTTTTAAGTATTGGTACACATCACCATTTATCTGGACGATATTGCCGTTTTGGTCTTTCAAGACTCTCGTGGCTTCAAATTCGTCTAGCCGACGAGCTACATAGTTTCTTGTAGCCTCGTCAATATTCTTTAGCCCTAGTTCGAGTACTGCTTTTTCCATTTTCAGGTCAAGCTTCTCTGCTAGTACTTCGGAACGCTCTTTCTTAAGAGTGTAGGTGTTTACATCTAGTTGACGCTTTGCGAGTTCGTCTTCATCATCTTTTGCTTCCGCTAGGTAGCGTTCGATGTGTTCTGCTTCACGCTTTTGTTCTGCTTCTCGCAGTTTGCGTTCGGCCTCGCGTCGTTTAAATGCTTCGTGGGCTATTTGTTTTTGAGATTCCTCATCAACCTTTTGCTCACTGTCGGAGGCTGTGACTTCCTCCTCCTGCACCTCTTCGGTTTCTTCCGCTTGAGTAACAGGTTTGTCGTCGGATTCTTCTAATTCGGAATCGCTGGCCGGCTCTTCCTCTTCGGATTCGTCCTCACCTTCGGCTTCTTCTGATTCTTCTGCCTCGTCGTCTGCAACATCTGCTGCGGGTACGTCGGCATCTTCGTCGTCAAAGAATGCTTCTAGTTCTGACACCACTGAATCGTCTATTGATTCTTCAATGTCGGCTCTTTCTGCCATTTTTGCTCCTTGCTACACTTTTATAGGTAGTGCGACCATACGTTATTTTTAGAGGCGCTTAACCTCGTGCTTGTTTAAAGTCCTGCCGACGGACATGAGGCGGGGAGTCGCCCTAGTGAACCCCACTATTTTGGTGAGGCTCACTACGATTACTTCCGTGTTTTAAAGTGTCTGTGGTTGGGGTGTCCTGCTCCTTCGCAACTTAAAACTGTTCCACGATCAACCCATTGGTGATTTACCTTTGGCAAGTTATCTATGTCTACTTGGTACTGGCTCTGAATTTCTTCATGGACCTTCTGACGTTCTTCATCGTTCATGGCTCTGCCCTCATAATCTTCGATAGCTTATTCTTAAGGTTTTGGCACGATTCCTTGTACATCTTTAGTGCAAGTGCAGTAGCTTTGAAGCCTGCCTCAGTAGTGCTGTCTACTAGGTCAAGCTGTGCTAGTACAGTGGTGTTAATCTCTTTGTTTAGTTCTTCGATTATTGGTTCAATGGCGGGGGCAACTTTAGCTTTGACGTGTAGTTTCTTTTCTTTCTTTAGGCGTTCTTTTTCCAATGAGCGCTCTAGCTTACCTACCGAATGAGAGTTCATGCCGGTTAGAAGAACTGAATCACTGTGCATTTTGTGCCTCCATGTCTGCCTGTTTAGCAAGTATTGCTTGCTTCACAACTTCGGGGTCTTCGCCTTCCTCTTCCATCATCAAAGCTTCGGCTGCGTCGTTTTGGTCTATGCCGAACTCTGCCATGACTGCTTCAATGTTTGCTTGCGCTTCTTCGGGCGCAACAGATTGTGCGACTGCCCCTTCTTCTTCCATAGGTGGTTCTTGACCCATGCCTTGTGCGGCTAACATTTGCTCTTCTTGTGCGGCCTGCATTTCAGCCATATCGTCAGGGGATATTTCTTCAACTATCTTGTCGTTCTTCGTAAGCTTCTTCATAAGCGTTGCAAATGCTTCACCTAGGTTGAACCTGTAGCCGCTCATTTCCATAGCCATGTCAAAGTTAGGGTCACTTGCCCGTAGTTCAAGCGCTTTGATAATGTTTGCTACTTCTTCGTCATCGCCCGCCTGTTTAGAATCTTCAGCGTCCATTTTGAACTGGAATGTAGCGCGTGTTTCGTCCCACAATATCTCTAGTTCATTTGTTGGTTCACCCATTTCATCAACGGGGAACTCTAGCCCTGACTTGGCAAGTATTTCTCTGTCTTCATCACTAAGCTTCATCAGGTCTGAACCTTGCATGTTAGCGAATGTGATGTTTATAAGGTTCTCTGCGACAGCCTCATACGTCATGTATAGGTTGTCTTTGAAGTCTTCATCGTCAATAGACAGCTGTGATGCTTGGAGTTTTACACCCGCTGGTGTCTTTGAGTAGTTAGGGTTGCCACTGTCTGTGCCTGATATACTCGTATCACCCATAGGTAAGATGTCCATAAGAGATGTCTTGTACATAGATACGGTAGCTGCAAGTTGTTGATACACACCGTTTGCCATTTCAACAGGTTCAACTTCAGCGTTGCCTGTGTACCATAGTTGGTCTTGTGCATATATAAGCGAATCTTCATCAACTTCGTCTTCGTTGCCTTTAATCTTTTTAGGCGGGCGAATACCAATCTGCGTAGCAAGTACATGTAGCCTTCGTAGTTCATCAAGTACATTTTGCGTACCGCCCGCAAGCTTAACAATTCCAGTACCGTAAGGGTTGTTGAAGTCCTGGTAGCAATAAAGATACTTAACTGGTATGTCGCCTGTTGGGTCGGGGTTTTCCCATTCACGTACAACTTTGTCGGTGTTCCAGTGGTACATATAAAACGGAGCTTTTACGCCACGTTGGAATGCTATGCAGAACTTAACACCACCTTTTTTAACAGACTTATCGTGTTTATCTAGGTGTTCTTCTGTTTGGTCACGCTCTTCGTCGTCATTGCTTGATGCAAGTATTTCTTTTAGTTCTTTGACATACCATTTGTTATAGCCGTCTGTAGGGTTTTCTTTTGTTTCTCTTTCAGCCTGTTCGATCATGTCGCGCACTTGCTTCTTAGAAAAGTAAACATCCCAAAAGATAATGTCTGAATCTAAATCAGATACTTTGCCTGGTTCTAGCCGAACATCTTGTGCGTATGGAACGTCAATGTCAGGTTTGATACCGCCGTTACCGTCGTCTACTAATAGAGAGATTATAGGTTGCGATCCATAGATAGCTGCTTTACGAACAGCGTCTTTCCATTTACGTGCCCATGGTGCTTTGTAGTTTGCAGCAGGAACAATCTTGTTTTCCCAATAGATGTTTGCAAGTTCTGTTATCCATGCCTCGTCAGCATCAATAGCCTTAAAGCGGCCTACTAGGTCGCTGCTTACAATTCGTTTAGGGAGTTTAAAGAGTCCTCCAGCCAATGTTCCGTCATTTACTTCAGGTAGTGTCTCGTCTAAATCGTCGATAAGTCCGTTGTCGGCTAGTCGTTCATATTCAGGGTAGTCTCTACGCCATTCAAATGATTCGTCCTTGGCTTGAGTATATAAGTCTTTGAGTTCGTCTTGCTCGAAAAAAGCCATCTCGTTTGTCGTTGCTTTCGCGGCTTCGACAAAACGGATGGCCTATATATTACTGTTTGTATTATACCACACTATTTAAATGATTGCTTGAGTGTCGTATACTTTTCTACTACTTTAATCTTGCCGTCTGCACTGGGGGTAATAGTGATGATAACTTTGGGTGATGACTTAGAGGTAATACGCTCTAGTGCCTTGTCCATAGCTCTCTTAGCTACGTCTTCGGTTAGTAGGTAGGGCTTTTCAAATTCTTCTAACACGTGGGCTAACTCCTCATAGTATGATTTACTTGTTATTTTTACTGACCCGTCGGGCATCTTTTCGTAGGTTGTTGTCTTGCAGTGCTTCGGGTTCATATCACCTCCACGTCCATTATGTATTCGCCTGTAAAATAGAGACACACGCGTTCTTTTACCGGTACGGAGTCATCATAGTCGTCCTGCTCTTCTAGCCCGTCTATGTCTTTCATTGATAGATACTGTTCTTCAGTGAGTTTAATCTTGTCGGGTATGTCGTCGCCCTTGAAGTAGTCAGGGTTGTCTATTACTCTAGCTAGCATCTCTACAAGCTCTTGGCCCCTTTGTGGGTAGCCCGATATGTTTATGTCAGACATGCATCCTACTCCTTTTAATTTCTCTTACTTTATGTTCTTTCTTTGGTCTTAAACTTTCAAAGCCGTAACGAGTAGCATCTAAAAAGTGGTTCCACATATCTATCGGCACGTTTAAGATGCGCCCCTCTTTGTCTGTTTCCCACATATAATTGCGATACTCCTTTATGCCGTTTATAGAGCGCTTAGTAATGCTAATTCGTTGATCTTGAACGTACTGAATACCCTGCTTAACAGAGTCCTTGCCCTTAACTGTAGGTAAAATGTTAACCCCGTACAGCTTAATCTCATCTATACTCTTTGGCTCTGCACTATCTGCCATGACTAGGGCTTTGGGCTGATTGTTAATAATATCTGCTATTTGTTTATTACTGAGTCCTTTTTGGTAGGTAATTTCGTCGAGTATATAACCACCGTTGTAGTAGTAAAT